TTACTCAATTCTCTTTGTGTAACCGCGTAGGACCCAACCCTCATAGACCTCACCATCCACCACAACGGAAACAAGAATCCAGGATTTATGCGAAGAATCCAACACCTGTAGCAACGCCCCCACTCTCATTTTCAAAACCTCATCAGACCTTTTACTTGGCCCGTCTCTAAGGTACACACCGTCGCCCGTTAGGATCCGGAAGCCCGCGATTAAGCTTTTATCTACCCCTTGTGGCATGTGGCGTGCTATCGCTCGCGCTTCAGCAGGAGTCTTTACCTCAGCAAAAAAGCCGGAGAGATTTTTCTGTAATTCAAACCCTTTATTGATCGCGCCAATTGGATCTGAAAAAAAAGAACAAATGACGAAAAAAATATAATATCTGAGTGCTTCTAGAGACAACCCCTTTAGGCTCTTATGGCCCATCAAAGCACTTACAACTTCATCCTGAAGCTTAGCACCGCTTGACGAAACATCTACCGCAGGTAATCCCTCAACAACGCCGGCAACAGAAACTGCATCTTCGAAACCTTCAATTAACTGCTCAGATGTAAACTGCCCAGAGCGAAGAAGGCTAATGAGTTCTGAGTTAGCGGGAGAGTTTGCGAACTTTGCCAACCCTCTATAACTTACCGCATTGAACGCACTAGAAAATTCAACCACAGATTTCCAACCTCGAAAGAGGTCAGAGTTCGGGTCTAGCATTGAGCGGTTAAGTTGCTTATTGATATCAGCTATTGAGGATATCAGCCGACCAATTGTTGAGTTAGTCGCAACAATGTTCATGGGTTTAGCTACGGCTTGAAATTTTTTGACAGCTTCTCCGATAGCCAAAATCTCCTGGCTACGAGCGAATGAAGAAGAAAACTCGTTAAGACTTTTAGCTATCTGTCCTATCTTATAGATTTCATGGGGAATCGTTATGCTTTGAATGGCCCTACCAACTTTAAAAATTTCATCTGTGGAGTTTCCAAGCTTCCCCACGACGTTTTTTCTTTCATCACTCATTCACTTAACTCCACAGACTTTCTCCTAGAACAATGACCGGCTACAGGATTTAAGAAAACAACCTCAGCCATATGGCCGGGGCTAAAATGGGCATATTTTTGAGTCATAGCCAAAGTCGCGTGCCCTAAAACTCTTTGCAGAGTTAATATATCCCCGCCTTTCATCATATAGTGGCTCGCAAATGTGTGACGCAAAACATGAGTCAGCTGCCCTTCAGGAAGCTCAATCCCCAACGCCAAAATTGAACGGCGAAAAGTGTTATAGCCTGACGAGAACGGTAGTGACATCACTAGCCGCGCCTCTAAATCTTTGGATATAGGTACAGACCGGTTTTTGCTGGACTTAGTTTTGCTGTAATGAACTAAACCATTACGCACCTGATGAGCCAGCAAAGCCTCAGCCTCTCCCCATCTCGCACCAGTCGCTAAGCAAACCTCAGCAATCAACGCAGCATCAGACTCACGTGTTTCCAAATCGTCAAGCAGAGCAATAATCTGGTCAGGCAAAAGGTAAACCATTTCGGTCTCGTCAAACTTTAGCTTGCGAACCTTGGCCAGCGGGTTATCACCCTCCCACTCACCCAACCGCGTCAGCTCATTGAACACAGCCTGCAAATAGGCTAATTCATGATTCAGCATATTGGCGCTGATGGGCTTAGGTGCGCATCCTTCTTTGACGAACCCATTCCCCGGCGTACTTCGGGAGTGCTTCCCTTCGGCCCGTTCTGCCCTGTATTGGGCAAAATCTGCGGCACTGAACTTAGAAACCTTTGGGTTACCCATCCTCTCGACCATGCTATTCAGCAGAGAAAGCCTCTGAGTCCCCGTCTTGAGGTTTTGCCCATGAATCACATACCAGCGCTCAACTAAATCTTTGAGAGTGCGCGGATCGTGCTTGGGAGCCTTTTCAAAGGTTCCGCTGGATCCCTCTCCCATAACCCGATTGTGATACTTCTGAGCTTCGTTCTTGGTCTTGAATACTTTGCGCAGCCGAACGCCGTAGCGGCCATCTGGTCGGCAATCCACCTCATAGCGACCTTCGCCAAGCTTCTTGATCGCCACGGCATCACACAGGGCTGATCTGCCCTGCCTCCGGAATAGTTTGGTCGGTCATCAACCACAATGTGTATTTGGTGAACTGGGGATGCTGTGTGACTTTCAACAACTCCGAAGAAGCCGCTGTTTTCCTTCGCCCGTACTCATAGCCCTTCCAGGTCTCAAGCCTGATACCCGTGGCCTCACACATTTCAGTCTGCGTTAGCTGCTCACGCATCCGAATAAGCTTGAGCTTTTCGCCGATGCTCATTGACCGATCACCGGACTGATCTGGCCGCAAGCGGGAGCCGTCTGATCGGTCACCAGCCAAAGCGCGTATTTCATAAACCGGGGATGTGTCGTGATTTTCAACAATTCACCAGAACTCACCTCCTTGCGAGCGCCGTACTCGTAGCCTTTCCATGTTCCCAGTTTGATCCCTGTCACCTCGCTAATTTCTGACTGAGTCAGCCGCTCGGTTAACCGAATTTCCTTGAGCTTTTGCCCGAGTTCCATGCACACCCCTTGACCTTACTCATTTGAGTACTTAATATCCTCATATGTGTACTTTTACTGCACATATGACTAAGGAGCTTATCAAATGCAGATCACCATAGACACGCCTTACACCACGGTTAGAGAGCTAGCCCGCCGCTCAGGCCAGTCAGAGCGGGCTATCCGAAACGACATCGAGCGCGGCCGGATTCTCGTGCGTGCCAAGGCGGAAGGGTCCAAGGAGGCATTGCTTATAAACATGGTTGCCCTAGCCATTGAAGCAGCAGACCAGGCCGAGCGTGTGGGCACCAACTCGACCACCTCAAAGCGCTGAGGCTCGGCATATGCAGTTCGAAGACATCTACCGACTGGAAGTGGTCAGTGCCCTGGAGCATGACCACGACCTGGACTTCAAAGATATTGGTAACAAGTACCTGCAGAAGGGCATATGCCCAGGCTGTGGGGAGCGCACCCTGTACATCGCTCGTAAGAAGCCGTATCAGCTCAAATGCAACCGCTTGAATCAGTGCCAGTACGTGGAAAAAACCCGCGAGCGCTACAGCTATTTGTTCGAAAACCTCAGTGAGCGCTTCCCCCGCACAGAGTTAAATCCAAACGCTACTGCCGACGCCTACCTGCAGCGCAACCGCGGTTTCGACATCAGCAAAATGAAAGGTTGGTACGAACAGGCTCGACGGCAAATGCTCAATGGGCAGTGGGCGGATACCGTTCGCTTTCCTCTGTGCAACGGCTACTGGGAACGAATCATCGACGCCACGATGGTTAAAGCCAACGGCGGCGACAAGGCTGGCATCAAGAAGGGCATGAGCTATCGATCGGGCGGCTGGATGCCACCAGGTATGGCTATCGAGACGGGCGATAACGTCTACATCGTTGAAGGGATCTTCCACGCCATAGCGTTGCACCTGGCGGGTTACAAAGTGATCGCCTCAATCTCGGCGAACAACTTCCCATGGGACTTGATTGAGGCCAACAAGGGCAAGAAAGTGCGCTGGATCATCGCCCTGGATGATGACAAGGCTGGGCATCTGGTGATTCCCAAATATCGTCGGCAGTTACATGCGATGGATGAACTCGCCTGGGTCGCTCTCACTGGCTCAGACCGTGATTGGGATGACGTGTATCGCGACGGTCAGTTGGACGATGCATTCATGCAGGAGGCCAGTTACCAGGGCCGGTTATTCGTCGCACCCAACCCGGCCAAAAAAGCCTTCTTGCTTCACATGAAAAGGCCCTTAAATTTCTTCCTGTTGGACTTCGGCAATCGCCTTTACACGGCCAAGATCAATTCTGATGAGTTGAGCAAAGAGTCAAGCAAGGATAAGGAGCAGGATGGCGGTGCGCAGCCGAAAACCAGAGAAGAACTGTTCGACAAATACTGCGATATCAAGCAGGTGGCCAACTGCGTGCCGCACTTTGAGTACATCCAAAGGGATGCGCTCAGTGGTGATCAGCAGTTCTTTTTTCAATTCAATTTCCCGAACGCCGCTCAGAACTGCAAAGAGCCATTAGCGCCCAACTCCATCGGAGATCCCCGTAGCTTTTCCAAGTCCCTACTGGAGCGAACGCCTGGTGGCAATTTCGAGGGCGGAGAAAAGGTACTGGCCATGCTGCGTAGCAAATGGCTTGAAAATGCTTTGACTGTTCGGGCTCTGCCTTTCGTTGGCTACGATGCAGCCAGTAAAACCTACTGCTATCAGACGTTCGGATATCACAAAGGCAGGGAGTACTTGGCCAACTCTCACGGCTATCTGGAGATTGGTAAAACCGGCCTGAAAACCTCTTTGAGTAGCCTGAAACTGACACGCGGTACCGACTTCGACCCGCATTGGTTTGCTGACTTCTTTGAAGTCAACGGCATGAATGGTTTGGCTGCGTTGGCATGGTGGACAGGCTCCCTATTTGCTCAACAGATCCGCTCAACTCAAGAGTCATGGCTGTTTTTCGAATTGACCGGGGATGCCGGCGCCGGCAAGTCGAGCATGTTACGTTTCCTGTGGAAGCTATTGGGACGTGCGAACTATGAAGGCATGAAACCCAACACCACCGGCGCTAGTGCCATTGGTCTGACACGTGCGCTATCTCAAGTCAGCAACCTACCGGTGGTGTTGATCGAATCGGACAGCACGGTGGTCGACGGGCAAGGCCGCGAAACCACAAGCCAATACAACTGGGAGAACTGGAAATCACTTTTTGACCACAACGCCACGCTTCGAACAGTAGGCATAAAGTCATCGAGCAATGACACCGACAGCCTGATTTTCCTTGCTGCCCTATGCATATCGCAGAACGCCCGGGTGGGCGGCACCGATGCCATCCTGACGCGGATTGCTCACATGCACGCCACGCGAGCGGGGCATACACCAGCTCGCAAGATCGTGGCCAACCGTTTGAACGCCATCCCTGTTGAAGAGCTAGCGGGTTATTTGCGCCGCTGTCTGGAACAGGAAAGCAACTGGCTGGCACGTTACTTTGAAGCCTTCACAGAGTACGAGAGCCGACTCCAAGCGAACTCAGTCATCCAGCATCAGCGAATCGTACTCTGCCATGCCCAACTCATGGCCGCAGCTAAGGCCACTCAGGCACTGTTCCCGGAGTGGAGCGAGCAGACCCTAGAACAGTTATACAAACACGTTGAAGCCCGCGCCATCGATCGGCAGCAGCTTGTCAGCAGTGAGAACGCGACGGCAGCGAGGTTCTGGCAGATCTATCACTACCTAAATGAAAAGGTGGTCACGATCAACGACCAGGACGGAGTCCGCGAGAACACGCTGGAGACATTGAATCACAGCTCTGATCGGACCTTGATCGCTATCAACATCGAACACTTCCACAACGCCTGCCGACTTGCTGGCCAGGAGGTCATCCACGCGACCCAATTACAACGGGCCCTGCCGCTGAGCAGCTCACACACCTTCATTGAAGTGCGCAAAGTCCGATCGTGTATCGAGAAGCGGCCGCTCAACTGCTGGATCTTCCGCAAGGGGGGTAAAGAGTGATGAACATTTGGGAGACCGACCCTCATATGCGGGAGCATTTAGGTGGAATTGTTGGAATGCGTGTGTTGCCAATGAACTGCCGGAACATCCGGAACATTATCTATATCAATAAAAATATCTATAAAAAACAGATAGATAACAGGAATCTCATCATCACGGGCAACCGGAACATACCGGAACGTCCCGGAACATTTCTACCTTTGCTGTTCCGGCAATGTTCCGGCTACCCAGTTTTCCGGAACATCGCTACAGGCCTTGTAAATCAAGCCCTCCAGCCAATCAGTGAAAAAAGCTGTTCCGGCATGTTCCGGCTCCAGAGCCATTCGACTCAACAAGGGGGGAACCCAAGCTGGCAGGGGCTTACAGCTATTCCTCTCTTTATTGTTCCGGATGTTCCGCCGAACCAATGGGCACACGCATCTTTTTAACGCGAACGCCTGACCGCTATTCCACCCCAGAGGGAGTAACACCATGCAAGTGCAAGTAATTATCGGCAATGCTGCCCCAGGTAAAAACACCAAGCTGCAGGAGATTCAAACCGAACTGAACATGCAGGGTATCGACGTTCCTATCGTCGTTGGCGCGAACTGCACCACCCCATTTTCTCTCAGCCAAATCGCCAACCAGGCCATTGCCGGTGCCAAGCATTTCCTGGCGGACGACTGCACCAATGTTCAAATCAAGGCGGTATTGGGCCTCGCGGCGCGAGAGGAAAATTCAGGGTTGCCCAATGACCTGGTTGTGCACCTGGTACGCAAAGCCTGAAAGGGGAAAACCGTGATCATTCGATACAGCGCAAACACCCTACCCGGCCAACTGCTCTTGCCGAACGGTTACGTGGACATGTGCACGCCCGAAGATTTGGCCGAATTGGCGACAGCCGCTCATTGGCAGGACCACCCAGAAGACACCCCGACCTTCGTCACCGTCGTACACCTATGGGACGTAGATGGTCATGACTTGGGGTTGTTTGAGGTTCGCTGCGAAAAGCGTCCGGTATTCACGGCAAGCCCATTACGGCAAGCCTGAAAGAGACGGTGTCGAGGAGTTCGCACCTCCCCGACACCAACCACCACAAAGGAGTAACACCATGAAAGCAGAACGCCCAAGCAGCAGTGAATACAAGGCTATCACACCACCCGAGCAAGACAGCAGCCCCTTTAAACCCCCTCGCCCGCTGCTGGCCACCGCCGTGATCGGCGCAGCACTGATCGGCTACCTGATCCACAAGAGTCCGGACGCCCGCCAGCGCCTGGAAAGTATGGCCGAAATGGCTCAAGCCCTCGGAGACCTATCAGAGAGCGACGCTGCAGTGGTCGCCAACTTACTTGCCCAACCAACCATTAAGGAGACAGCTCATGCTTGATTCCCGCGAACAAGACAAGTTTGTGATCCGCCTGCCAGACGGCTTACGCCCTCAGATCGCAGCCACCGCCCGTAGCAACCAGCGAAGCATGAACGGCGAAATTATCATCCGACTGCAACGCTCCCTTATTCAGGATCAGCTGAGAGACGAGCAGGAAAAAATCATCAGCGTACTGCTCAAGCAGATTGAAGAACTGGAGTCGAAGGAGGCAACGGCATGTTTGTCGTGATCGATGGTAGGGCGGTTGCCCTCAGTGACAATCAGCACGACCACACTCTTAAACAGTTGGATCTGCCACCGGACTTTGTACTGGTGGATGCCACGGCCCTACTTCTGCACGATACGGGGAACGGAACCGTGGAGATTCCCCTCCCTACCGGCCTGGTAGTCGCAGCATTCGAGAATCGGACGGGCCAACGGAGGTATGGCGTGATCACCATTTGAAGGCAAGCGAAGTCTCTAGAAATATTTTTTAGCCGCTAAAAATGGCTCAGACATTTCTGATTTTAGGGCGCCTCGGCGCCCTTTTTCTCATCCGGAGTTCGGCCCAAGCATCGAAACCGTAAAAACAACTAGCTGTTTGACCTGGTACTTTCCGCCCAATTACCGATGCTTTGTCAATCAGAACTACAAAATCCCCCTTCAAAATAAAGAGCAGTTGGCCTTCAAAATTACAATATTGAGTAAAAAAGCTTTCGATATGTCGAATAGTAAATGTTCGCTTAGCGAACTTATTTTCCCTAATGAGGTGCGCTCAGCGTACGTCAGTGGCACGCATTCATCTTAGAACGCATTTACGCTTTTACGTAAAACCGTCTTAAACCTAAAAGATTCATAAATGGGTCCCTTTCAGAAATACGACCTCGGTATAATAATATTGCACCATGCCATCAGCTTTGAAAACGGGCGGTGCACCCAGCACACAGGCCCTTCCCCGCTCTACCAAGACGGTATAGATTGGTCTTACAGGAAATTTTAGGACCCGAGCAGCTGCAGAAATTAATGTTTGACAAAATAAAATTGGAATCCGTAAAGTGCGCAAATTCTGACCTGCCAACAAGGAGCCATTGAAATGGACGAACGCACTGTTACGACAGCCCGAGACATCATAGAAGAGGTCGCCAAAGTTATTATCGGACTAAGCGTATCGGTGGGCGCAAGGCCCTTAGATGAAGATGAAAGCGGTGGAGTTGTAGCAACGATGGTTTGGTCAAGCGATCGTTTGTTGGAGTGCTCCAGCAAACTTGGAGCGGTTTTTCATCAACCCGGCAAAGAACTTAATTGATCAAATAATTGTCGCTGCCGACTGAGCGGAAGTTCGCGGAGCCGGTCGAAAATCAACTGATCGACCGACGCCGCCGCAGGCCGCAAAGCGTGGGAATAACTGAGTTCCATCACAAAGGAATGGCCGCAAAGCGGATTCAAGCACTGGCAGTAGAGCTTGGCGTACTCCACAGACACGTTCTCTCGCGATCCGATCCGCGCCTTACCGCCACATTCCCTACATGTAATCCGCATTGCATCCCTCCCCAAGGGTGTACGTATGCACACTATTTTGCCACAAGGTGGATTGGTTTCCTCTACTAAGAATTCCTACATCAAGTAGGTGCCACCTCAATAGCAACCTCCCTCCACGCAAACCTACGATTCACCCTCAATGTGTCATTTAGCTGATTGAACAGCTGACAAATCGGCCGAATCTCGTTGCTGGTGTACACACGATCGATCTTCTCAATGTCCCCAAACCCACCGCTGTTTTCCGGGATGATCCCGGCCAGGGCTGGGTTCATACGCCACGCCGCGATCACGTCATTGCGCGTGATGTTCTTCACCTTCTCCAGTTCGTCCTTGGCCTGGAAGTCCCCCACGGGGATGATCTGGATGGCGTTTTCCTTGCCGTTGGGGATGTTGACGAACATCGAGCGGAAGTTACCCACACCCTTGCTGGCGCTGATTTGGGCGCGCAGGTTCTCTTCGTCTTCTTCGGTCAGGTCCGGGTCGTTGGTGTAGAAGATGTAACCCGCGTGCGCGCCGTTGCTGTAGTAGCGCCGGCGGAACAGAGTCGCGGCTTCGTTGAGCAACAGCGCCTGCAGACCGCCCAGGTAGTCGGGCACGCCATAGATGTTCTGTTCCACGTCGTAGTCCAGGACGTGTTCGATTTCGTCCTGGTGGAAGTCCATATACTTGCAGTCTGGCAGCAGCATCCTGAACCCGCCGTCGACCTTCACCCGCATGTTGATAGCCGGCAGGTGCTGCATCTCCAGCACTTCGCCAAAGGCGTTGGTATCGCGATAGAAATACGCTTCGCCAAACACCATGTAATCCAGGCTCGCTCGGCCCATGGTCTGCGTGCTGCAGCCCTCGGACGGGATGAATTCACGCAGCAGCAGGTTGCGCTTGAACTTGGGGATGGCGCCGTGGTGCGCGTTGGCGCGCAGTAGCTTGGCCAGGCCCGCCCGCGAAACCGGCGGTTTGTAGATTTCGCCGTCGTCGCTGAGAAACACCCCCAGGTACTCGCCGATGTTGCCGGACAGCACCTGTTCCGGTTCCCCGAAGGTGAACGCCCGCATGGGCTGTGGCTGTTGTACCTGCTGGCTGGCTTGGGGCTTTCTGCGTTGTGACTTGGGCATTGTTTCCGCTCGTGACGTAGCGGCTACGGCGCCGCTTGTTGGTATTGAGGGGTTCATTGGCCAGGGCGTGCATAACCGCCCAGGCGATATCGGCGTGGCCGGTGGCATCGGTGCGCGAAGCGCTGTAGGTAACCTGGCCGCTGGTGGTGGTGCCGCGCTTGATGGTCAGGAATGCCTGGGCGATATCGGTCCAGCCGGCATCCCACTCGATGCGACTGCCCTGGATCGTGTCCTGGGCCTTGAGCACCAGGGTGTTTTTGGTCTCAAGGCTGTAGTGGATCGGTGTCGCCTTCGCGTAGAAGTCGCGCACCAGGTCGAATACGCCGTAGCCCACACCAGTGATGTCAATCCCGATGTGTTGCACGTTGAAACGCTCTGTAAGCTTTTTGACCTGGGCGGCTTGGTAGGTGAACGAATGGCCCCGCCAGCTGTGTTTTTCCAGGATGCGGAATTTCGCCCCGGGTTCCAGTGGCGGGGCGACCACCACGCAGGTGGCATCGTCGCGGGTCCGGCTTGGATCGTAGCCAAGCCAAACCGGGCTGTTGCCGAACGGCCGATCCAGTTCCGAGTTGTAGTCCTCCCACAACAACAGGTCGGAATAGCAGCGCTCCAGATCCTTGAGCCCGAACGCGCTTTGGCTGCTGTCGATGAACTTGCACATGAACAACTGCTGGAATTTGTCGTCTTCATACTCCAACTGCAGCTGTTCCAGATTGAACAAGTTGCAACCGCCGGCAAGTGCATCCAGGACGGTGATGATCTTGCGCCAGTGCCCATCCGGGCAAAGCGCGCCGGCTGCGATCTGTTCGTCACTGGGCCACGGCTTTTTGGCGTCTTTGTGCTTGCCGTTACGGAATTTTTCCCCTGTCCAGAACGGGTACGCCTGATGTGAGACGGCACTGGGCGTTGAAAAGTAGGTTTTGCGCCACTTGAAGTGAGTGCCCATGGCGCTGGCGGTGTTGTTCAGCTTCTCAAAGTCGCGGATCCAGAAGTATTCATCGACGTAAACATGGCCATGATAGCCCTGCGCAGTGGCCCCGTTGGTGCTGAGAAAGCGCAGCTCGGCCCAGGGTTTGCCATCTTTGCTGAGCACTATCGGGTTGCCGGTTAATTCCAGGCCGAACCACTCTTGGGCAAAGGCGATGATGTAGCTTCGGAAAATTTCGGACTGGGCACGGCTGGCAGACAGAAAAACCTGGTTGTCACCAGTGAGCACAGCGTCCATGAAGGCTTCGCCGGCGAAGTAGTAGGTCAATCCCACCTGGCGACTTTTCAGAACGTTGCGGATCCGCATCGTTAGCGGATTCTGTTTGGCGGCGAACAGCTCCTTCTGGTAGTCGTACATCTTGCTGATGAACTTATCCAGAAAATCGACTTCGGTAAGTTCGCTGACGTCGTTCTTTACCTTCTTTTCTTTTTTTCGTCCGCCACCCTCGCCACGGCCGGAGCGCTCCCCACGCGCGCCCTGGCGGCGTTCCTGCGGTTCGCTGCCTGATTCCCCGCCCGGTGCCGGCGACGGCTTGACCGCTTGCTTTAACAAGCGCTCGCGCACCGTTGTCAGTCGGTCCAGCTCGTTGAGTTCGTCTTTGGTCAGGCTGCTGGCTTTGTCCAGGAGCAGGGTGATACGCCGGCCGACTGCAGTCAGCGGTTCTTCGTCCGACAGCATGTCCTCCCAACCGCCCTGGCGTATCCAGTAGTAGACGATGCGGATGTTGGGCAGGTTTAGCTGCGCCTGAATTTCCTTGGCCTTACAGCGACGCAGAAATAGGCGTTTAGCGGCTTCTTTAACTTCGGTCGAGTAGTACATGGGCCGCAGTCTATGCGGCGAAAACGCTGGAAACGCGGGGTTAAATTCCGTGATCCACCTATATCGTGAATATAGGAGAAACGCGCATTTGAACCGTTTGTTTGGGGCTTGGCGGCTCCCTATCGTGGCGGCTCATTCAGTGATTGAGCGCAGTCAAACCCATGCCCCGTTCCCTTGTTTCGTTCTGGAAACGTGTCGCCACCAGCGGACCCACCGTTGATGGGCGCGTGATCCTTCCCCAGGAACTGCGCGACATCGCTGAAACCTACAAGCCGTCCTTTTACACAGCGGTGATCTGGTGCGACCACGAGCGTTTGCCGGGCTCCCACGGCACCGTTTTCGCCGTGCGCCTGGTAGAAGAAGCCGACGACCTGGAACCGGGCGAAGTAGCACTCGAAGCGCAATTGAAGCCGAACGATCGCCTGCTGTACCTGAATGACCAGGGCCAGAAATTGTTCAGCAGCATTGAAATTACACCCGACTTTCGCGGTAGCGGCAGGGCGTATCTGACGGGGCTCGGTGTTACCGATCAGCCCGCAAGCGTTGGCACCCAGGAACTCTACTTTTCTCACAAGAACAACCGCGCCTCTTACTTCACCGCCTCGGTCGAACTCGGCCGGCTGCAGGACGGTATCTCAAGCACCGCCGAAACCGGACTGATCAAAGCCTTGACCGGCTTCTTCAAGCGTTTCGCTGCTGATGCGTTGCCCGCCGAAACCACTCCCCCCCAAACAGAGAGCAAACCCCCAATGGATGAAGCTACCGCAACGGCCCTTAAAGCCCTGCTGGAGCAGCTGCTTGTCGTCGCTGCTGGCATTCAGGCTGTGATTGAACCCGCCGCCGCAGATGCACCAGAACCCGAACAGGCACCAATCGACGACGTGAGCGCGGCAGTAGACGAGATCGTCACTACGGCCGAAGAAGAACGTGAGTTCCGCCGTGTCGGTGGGTCGAACAAGGCCGTTCTGGTTCAGCTGGAGAAGCTGCAAAAGCAGTTTTCCGCCCTGCAGAACACCTCGGCCGGTCGCCAGTTGCCACGCAACCCCGGTCCAGTAGCCGCCCCACGACGTAAGGTGCTCTGACATGGCCCAGCCATTAAGCGCCCGTGGCGCCAAACAGTATGCCGAGCTGCAAGAAGCGATGGCCGAAGCGTACGGCGTCGAGCGATCGAGCCGCATGTTCAGCGTGGAACCGACGATTGCCCAGGAGCTGAACGACGCAATTACCGCGAAAGCTGACTTCCTGGAACGTATCAACGTCGTCCCGGTAAGTGAGATCAAGGGCGAAAAAGTCTTTATCGGTGTGAATGGCCCGGTCACTGGCCGCACCAACACCAAGACCACCGACCGCGAAGCCAAGGACGCATCGGCGCTGGATAACACCCAATACGAACTGGCTGATACCCAGTCAGACGTTGGTCTTCCGTACGCCAAAATCGACGCCTGGGCGAAGTTTCCCGACTTCAAAGAGCGCTATTCCGCCGCCGTGCAGAAGCGTATCGCACAAGATCGGATCGTTATCGGCTTCCATGGCACTCACGCCGCTGTTGATACTGATTTGGAGAAATTCCCCAAGCTGCAGGACGTGAACAAAGGCTGGCTGCAGCAACTTCGCGAGCAAGCCCCACAGCAGGTGCTCAAAGAGGGGAAGACTGCCGGTAAGGTCACACTGGGCGCCGGTGGTGACTACGCCAACCTTGACGCCCTGGTGCACGACACCAAGCAGATGGTGGACGAGATCCTGCGCGAAGACGGCGACCTGGTCGCGATCATCGGCACCGATTTGCTCGCCTCCGACAAGGCCAAGCTGTACACCAAGCAAGGCGACACGCCGACCGAAAAAGAGCGCATCGAAAACGCCCAGGTCATTGCGACCTATGGCGGTCTGCCGGCTTTCAGCGTGCCGAACTTCCCGGTTAACGCAGTGCTGGTCACCAGTTGGGACAACCTGTCGATCTACTACCAGGACACCAGCTGGCGTAAGCAGACGATCGAGAACCCGAAGCGCTCCCGCGTCGAGGACTACAACAGCCGCAACGAAGGCTACGTGATCGAGCAGCTGGAGAAGATCGCGTTCACTGAAAACGTTGAATTGGTGGCGGCGTGAGTCTGGCCCTGGCGCACAAGCGCCGCACCCTGGCCTTGGGCAGCACTGCAGTAGCGGCGATGTCCGCTGCTGCAAGCTTGGCCTATACGCCGGCCGATGCACTGAGCAGTCCCGCCAATGCTCGCAAGCACCTGCTACTGCAGGAAGCGGCGTTGGACCAGGACCTGGAGCGAATCAGCGCCATTAACGGGCTGGCCGGACGACAGGCACTCAAGCGCGAAGAGCTGCTGCCCAAGTATCAGGAATACGTCCAGCGCTACTGCGAGTCGGGCCTGAACTTCCCTAACCGCGTTGCGGTGCAGGTCATGGTTTGGTTGTTCGATACGGCCCAATTCGATGACGCCCTGGAACTGGCGGACTTCCTGATGGAACAGGGACAGCAGATGCCGGAGCGTTTCAAGCGCCGCGACATCCAGACCTTTGTGGCCGACGCCGTGTGTGAGTGGGCCTACGCCGAATACAACGCCAGCCGCAGCCCTGAGCCCTATCTGTCCGACCTGCTGCCACGTGTTGACGGCGAGTGGACGCTGACCGAGCAGATCCCAAGCAAGTACCACAAGTTGATTGGTATGCGCGCCATGGAGGCGGAGCAGTGGGATATCGCGCTCAAGCATTTGGAACGCTCCACTGAGCTTTATGCCCAGGCCGGCAACAACACACGCATCAAACAGGTCCGCAGGGCCTTGGAAAAACAAACGGCTGCTAACCCGGCTTCCGAATAACCGACTACCCCCCCAGCGGGGACCTGTGGAAGTGAGCCGCCCATTTATGGACCGTCCCACTGAAAACAGGCTCCCCGCCCTATTTGAGCGGCCAGTAATGAGCTTTTCCGGGAAACCCACCACCTTTGTGGAACTGACGATCGAGAATGACGGCTTCTGGCCGGACCTTTCCGTGACCGAGTTTCAGAAAGAACAACGCGTGCCGGCGGAGTACCTGGTGGAGCTGCTGGTCGACACACTGAAAAGCGCCATGTTCGAAGTGAACACCGACCTGGCCCGCGTGAAAGCGAAGCTGCAGACGGCAGGGGTATCGAACCTGCAGGAAGCGGCCGGTGTGGACACCCCGGCAGAATGGGCTTACGCCTATAAGGTCACGCTCTATAAACGTGCTGTCTATAGCCGCGCCAAGGGCAATTCACTGCCCCAGTTCGCCACTGTCACCCGCCGCGAAAGCGCCGAAAACACCGGCAAGGAAGCGCCGGAGCGTGCTGAAACCTTCCTGGCTTTCAGTCAGCAGGCCGTGCGTGCGCTGCAAGGCCGCGGCCGCATTACGGCGTCGTTGCAATGATCCAGCTGCAGGCGCTGACCTCCTATCTGATGGCCCGTAACCTGGTTGCGCCTGAGCTATTCGACAGCTGGACCGAGCAGGTCAGCCTTGAGCTGATCTGGAAGCCCGACCGCGACGGCCTGCACATGGCTGACATGCGCTATCGCGCTGTGTTCTCGCTGGAGAGCTTCACTGGCAACCCCGCGCGACTGATGGCCCTGGTCGGCAGTTGGCTGGAAAACCATGATCCCGATCGGGACCGCCACGAATTGCCGGCGCCGCTGTTCGCAGTTGAACCCCTCGACCAGGACAGCTTCGACGTAGACCTGTCCTTGGAATTTATCGAACCGCAATACCTGGCCGAAGATCCCGCCGGCGAGATCGAGGCGTTCGGCAAAACCTGGGCGTTCGTCCCCTTCGATTTGTGGGTAGCTGAGCAAGGCGAGGTGGGCAGCGATGGCCGCTAATCCGCTCGCCCTTGATGTCAGGGGCATGGTCAACGTCGACGCCCAGTTGGCGTTGCTTGAGCTGCCGCCCCAATTGCGCCGGCGACTGCTGAACAACGTGACCAAGCGCGTGCGGACGATGAGCCGCAAGCGGGTGCGGGAACAGAAGAACCTGGACGGCACGCCGTTCGCTGAGCGCAAGGGCTCGGCCAAGGGCAAGAAGAAGATGGAAGCCGGCCTGGCCAAACTGCTGCAGGTGACCCGCGTCAGCTCCGACGAAGCCGAACTGGGCTGGAAAAACGCCCTCACCCGCTGGGTCGCCGCGCAGCAGCACAACGGCGTCAGCGAGCGACGTACCGCCGCGCAGATGCGGCGCTGGAACAAAGTCCCCCCAGGCATCGCCTGCACCGACAAACAGGCCAAGCGTCTGCGTCGTTTGGGCTTTCGTGTCCGCCAGAAAGGCAAGAAGGCGCTGGCCAGGCCGTCCGTGGCCTGGATTCAAGAGCATGTGAACTACGCCAAGGCCGGCTTGCTGATCCGCATTTTGAACGACGAACGAACCGAAACAACGGGCGCGCAAAGCTGGGATATCACCCTGCCAAAACGCCAGTTCCTCGGTGTGGAGAGCGGGAACGAAACCCGCGCCCTGGTTAACCAGGTGTTCCAACAAATCCTTAATTCACCCCGCTAACGAGGCACACCATGGCACTTGGCAAGGTCAGCGTTAACAATCTCAATCTGGGCCAAGGCGCCGTGACTGAGATCGAGCGCTATTTTCTGTTCATCGGCCCCGGCCCGAAAAACGCCGGCAAATTGATCGCCCTTAACACCGACAGCGACCTGGATTCCCAGCTCGGCCTGCCGGCCAGCGACCTGAAAACCCAAGTCACGGCCGCACGCTTGAACGGTGGCGATCGCTGGGCCTGCCTGGCAGCGCCAATCGGCCCCGAAGGCGACTGGCAAACAGCCTTGGAGCAGTCCCAGCAACAAGGTTTTTCTGTCGAGGCCGTGGTTATCACCCAGCCGGTGACCAAGGGCGCTGAACTGTCAGCGATGCACGACGCCGCGATTGCGCTCGGCAACGTCTATGGGCGCCGCGTGTTCGTGATGGCGGCCACGCCTAGCCCGACGCCGCTCCAGAGCTGGTCTGAATACCTGGTGGACCAGAAAGCCATCGTGGACGGTCTTGCCGCTCCCCGTGTGCTGGCCGTTCCTCAACTGCACGGCAATGACCTGGGCGTGTTGGGCGGTCGTTTGGCTAACGCTGCAGTGAGCATCGCAGACAGCCCCATGCGAGTGGCAAGTGGTGCCGTTTTGGGCCTGGGGGCGGTGCCTGTGGACAAGGAAGGTATCCCGTTGCCGTCCTCGATCCGCGCCGAGCTGGATAAAGCCCGCTTCTCTGTCTCACAGACCTATCCCGATTACCCAGGCGTGTACTGGGGTGACGGCAACATGCTGGACACGCCGGCCAGCGACTACCAGGTGATCGAGTATCTGCGTCTTTCAGACAAGGCGGCGCGCCTGGTGCGTCCGCTGCTGATCCGGCGCGTGGCTGACCGTCGCTTGAACAGCACCGCTAACAGCATGGCGGTGAACGTCAACGCGCTGATGGCTCCACTTCGCAAGATGGCCAAGTCGGTCAAGTTCGCCGGCGAGGTGTTCCCGGGCGAGATCGAATCGCCGAAAGACGGCGACATCGTGCTGACCTGGAAGAGCAAAACCGCCGTTGAGGTGTACATAAAAATCAAGCCCCACAACTGCCCGAAAGACCTCACGGCGAACATCGCCCTGGACCTTTCCACCGACGATTCGGAGTAACCCCCCATGTCACGTATTGGCGGCAAGAACTTCGACGTGAACCTGGGCGATCTGCAGGTCCACGTCGAGAGCTGCACCCTGGATATCACCGACAACAGCAAGACCGCGCAAACCCGGGGCGTGCCTGACGGCTACGTCGACGGCGACGTGTCAGCTGCTGGTGAGCTTGAGTTGGACTCGGCCAACTTCGGTTTGCTGATCGACGCGGCACGCGCTGCCGGCAGTTTTCGCAAGCTGGAGGCGTTCGACTCGGTGTTTTTCGCTAAGGCCGGCGACGACGAGCTGCGCGTTGAGGCATTCGGCTGCAAGTTGAAGGTTTCCAGCCTGTTGAACATCGATCCCAAGGGTGGCGAAAAGACCAAGCACAAGGTGCCGTTTGAAGTCACCAGCCCGGACTTTATCCGCATTAACGGCGTGCCGTACCTGGATGCCACCGAGATTGAGGGCATTAGCTGATGGTCTGCCCGTTCGACCGCGCCCAAGCCCTGGAACAACGTCAGCGGGACCAGGCTATCGACGCCCAGTTGGCCCAAGCCCGGCGTGAGTCAGCGGGCCCAAGCCTTACTCACTGTCAGGACTGTGACATCGAGATTCCCCCGGCGCGCCAGGCGCTTGGCGGCAAGACCCGTTGCGTACCGTGTCAGTCTTTTTTCGAGAGAGGAATGCAGCGATGAGCGCGAATCAGGCGGCCCAGGACACCGCCATCGCATTGGCAAAGGCGTCGCCTGCGATCGGTGTTGCGGCCACTGGCGCGACAGGGACCGTCGATTGGTCGGCTGTCGCCTACATGCTGACGGCCCTTTACATGGTGCTGCAGATCCTGCTGCTGGTTCCCAAGTATCGCCAAATGCTACGCGACTGGAAGGTGAAACCATGAGCCTGCGCGGCAAGATCGCCGCCGGCGCCATTGCGCTTTGCAGCTCCACGCTGGTGGTGTTCCTGGGCACCTGGGAAGGCAACGGCCAAAACACGGTTTACGCCGACAAGCTGGCCCGTGGCCTGCCGACCGTATGCAAAGGCATAACCCGCCATACAAGCCCATACCCCGTGGTTGTGGGTGACTACTGGTCGGACGCCCGGTGCAACGAGGTCGAGCAACTGGTGATCAGCAAAGGCCAACTGCAACTGGCCGACTGCATCACCAACCAGGACGTGGGCCAGAACACGTTCGACGCCCTGAGCAGCCATGGCCACAACTTCGGCAACCCCAGCACCTGCGCCAGTCGCGCCGTGGGCTTGATTAATGCCGGCCGCATCAAAGAGGGCTGTCAGGCCCTCGCCTGGGCGCCTGATGGCAAAACCCCGGTGTGGGCCTTCGTCACCACCGCCCAGGGCAAGAAGGTGTTTATCCCGGGGCTGCACGCGCGCCGTTTGGCGGAAGCGGCTCTGTGTGAGGTGGGCCTGTGATGCGCGAAGGCACTTTCATCCTGGTGCTGTGCCTGGTGGCCTGGTTCGGCTTTGGCCTGCTCGAAAGCCAGCGCGACACCGCCCGTAGTGAGCGGGACGCCGCTGTGTTCGAAGCCAGCGGCCTACGCCAAGCGGCGCGCATCAGCGGCGAGATGCTGGCCGAGCGTGACGCCATCGACCTTCAACGCACCCAGGAACTGAACGATGAACGCACTGAAAACGACAGTCTGCGCCGCGCTGTTGACGCTGGCCTTAACCGGTTGCGCCTCAACGCCACCTGCAGCGCCCGAGCCACCCAATCGGCCAGCACCAGCGGCGTGGCTGATGCAATTACCCCCGAACTCACAGCAGACGCTCGACAGGATTATTTCACCCTCAGAGATCAGCTTGCCCTCAGTCGGCAAATGATCCTGGGCCTGCAGGACCACGTGCGCCGGGTTTGCCTGCGCTGACTCACCACTTTTAAACCTGAATGGAGTTACACCATGACCGATACACGCGATATCACCCTGGAAGTAGGCGAGAAAGAATTTACCTTCGCACTGACCCCGCAGGACGTGACCAAGTACTTCAACGCCGTGACCCAAACCAACAAGGTTTCGCCGGCCAACAATCTCCTGGTAACCACCGTCAAGCAGGAAGAACGCGCCAGTCTCAAGGCCCAGTTGGGCAACCCGGTGCTGGTCATGCAACTGGCCGGCGCGCTCCTGGAAGAGTACGGCCCGGACGTTGAAATCACCGTAAAAAAGCCCTCGACCACGCCGAACGACTGACCGAAAACGGCCTGGGCCAACTGGTGGCCCTGGCCGGTCGCTGGCTACCTGGTGCCGAACCCACCGCCGAGGTGATGGGAACGGCCAAATGGCTAGAGGACGAGCACTGGCGGCGGATGGAAATTGCCATCGCCAATGGTATCGCCTACGCACTCAACGGATAAACATCGATGACCGACCGTAGCGCCCGCCTGGCCTTCATTTTGAGCCTGACCGATAAGGTCACAGCCCCTATGGGCAAGGTGAAGACGAGCTTTTCTGACTTGGCCCAACAGGGCCAAAAGAACATCACCCAGATGGGCCTTGGCCTGGCTGGGATGGTGGGCGCCGGCGTGGCCATCACCCAGTCACTGGAACCGGCTTTGGAGATGAACCGCGCCCTGGGCGAAGTCCGATCGCTGGGCGTGGCCGAAGATGCGCTGAACGCTCTGAACCGCAAATCATTGGAGTTCTCTGTCGCTTATGGCGAGAACGCCCGGGATTTTGTCGCCTCGGCATACCACATTGAAGGTGCTATTAAAGGGTTGGTGGGCAATCAACTGGCGACGTTCACCAACGCCAGTGATGTGCTGGCCAAGGCCACCAAGGCCGACGCAGACACCATGGGCACCTACGTCGGCACCATGTACAACCTGTTTAAGGGCCAGGCCGACGCCATGGGCAAGGGCCAGTGGGTTGAAACGCTGGCCGGCCAAACTGCGACGGCGGTGCAACTGTTCCGCACCAGTGGCGAGCAGATCGGCGAAGCGTTCAAAGCGGCGGGCGGCCTGGCCAGCACTGCCGGTGTGAGCTTGGCCGAACAAATGGCGGTGCTGGGCACGTTGGGCGGCACTATGGACGGCGGGGAGGCCGGTGGCCTCTATAAGTCGTTCTTTGAGAACGTCAGCGGCGCATCGGAAAAGCTCGGCATGTCCTTTGTCGACCAGCAGGGCAAGTTGCTGCCAATGATGAACATCCTGGACAAGCTCAAGGGCAAGTTCGGGGATCTGTCGATCGAGGCCAACGGCAAGCAACTGCGCGACGCCTTTGGTGGTGAAGCGGCCCGCCTGATCACTACCCTGATGGGCGACACCGGCCGCTTGAAAAACGGCATGGAGCAGTTGGGCAATGTGCGCGGCCTGGAGAACGCCGAGCGTATGGCCAAGGCCATGGTGGACCCGTGGCAACAGTTCGGTGCCGCTGTGCAGGCCCTGCGCATTGCCTTCGGCCAGTCATTGATCCCGATCCTGGCACCGCTGATGGATCGCCTGGTGGGCATTGCCAGCACGCTGACCCGCTGGACCCAGTTGTTCCCCAACATCACCCGTGTGATCGGCATCACCACGTTGGTGGTGTTCGGGATCATCGCCGCCATGTCGTTGCTCACTTTGACCGTGGGCATGTCGAAGATGGTCTGGCTGGGCCTGGTCACGGTGTGGAAAGTGCTGACCATGGCCGGCCTGCGCAGTATCGCCATGTTCCTGTACCACACCGTGATGGTGATCGGCTTCGTGGCCGGCCTGGTGCTGATGGTCGCCTGGATGGGCCTGGTTAAGGGCGCCATGCTGCTGTGGCAAGGCGCTATCTGGTTGGTTAACACCGCGTTGCTGGCCAACCCGGTGACCTGGATCGTGATCGGCATCGTTGCCCTGGTCGCGGCCGTGGCGGCGGCAATCATTTACTGGGACCAGTGGACGAGCGCGCTACTCAACAGCGAGGCGCTCAAATGGGTCAGCGGCCAACTGACCGCATTGTCGGATTGGTTCGACTCGATGGGTGGTTGGTCTGCCATGGCCAGTGCGGCCTGGGACGGCATCGTTAGCATCTTTAAACAGGCCATCAATGGCTTGATCGAGATGTTGAACAAGATCCCCGGCGTGAACATTGAGGCGGCGTTTGGTGACATGCCGGCGGCGCCGGAGTTGCCGACGATCAGCGCGCCCCAGGTCGAGGCGCCGTTGTTACCCCAGTTGGTAAGCGCTCCCCAGCAACCCATCCAGGCGCCGCCCCTGATGCTGTCTGCTACGCCAAAGACACCGGCGCCGGCAATGCCAACACTCAACGCGCTGCAGCCCCAGGCCCAAGCGCCGGCCCTGGTGCTTGCACCCGTACCGAAGGCCTCTGCGCCGATCGCCCAGCCACTGACCGCGCCCGAAGCCCCACGTACAGCGCCGGCCTTAGTGGCCGCGCCAGCATTAAAAAAACCGGCACCGATAGGGCCGCAGTTGAACGTCCCGCAGCCAACCCAGCCGCCGGCCCTGGTCACCGCATCTAAACCGACCGAAAAGGCCGAGCAAAGCCAGCAACGAATCAACAGCGCAGTGACCAGCCTGTCACCCAAGCGGCCGGACGCTGTGCCCCGTGGCGGCCTGCTGGCCAGCATCCAGAACAACAGCCAAACCCAAAACAAGGGCACGCATGTGGAGAACGTCAACATTCACACCGGTAAACCGATGAACCCTCTGGAGCTGGAAGGCATGTTGGCCATGGCGGTGGGTGGATGAGCGAATACATCGACTTGCTGATCAGGGACAACGACCTGGTTCTGGATCCATCGCGTCAGCCGTTGCTGATCGAGGACCGGGCCAGCATCGCCCAGGACATCGCGCACATGATCCGCGAGAGCGGCTTGCTGGTCACGTTGGTGGCCGAGCGCAGCAAGTTGCGTCAGCGCGACTGCATCCAGCAGCTGGAATTGCTGGTAGAGGCCGATGCACGCCTGGTACCGGGCACAGCGCTCATTAAACAAGTGGAGTCTGGCCGGTACCTGGTCACGGCGAAAACGCTGAAATTTGGCGACATCGAGGTGGCCTTGTGACCGACGTCGATTTTAAACAGGCGCTGGCGGACGGAGGCATCCCGGTCACTGAGGAAGGCTTGCGCCAAGCGTGGGAAAAGGAAGTCGCGGCCCAGGGCAGCAAGCTGAGCAACACAAGCGCTTACTCACCGTTCTGGCGGGTGATCACCGCCTTGGTGACCAAGCCGGTGCTATGGCTGATCAACTTTGTTAGCGGCACGGTCCTGCCCAACTTCTTTGTCAAAACAGCCCGCGACAAGTGGCTGGACACGCTGGCCTGGGCGGTCAACGTCGAGCGCAAAGGCGCGACCAGGGCCAAGGGAATGCTGTTGTTTACCCGTGATGTCGCCGGCGGCGTGCTGCAGCTGCCGGCCGGCATCCAGGTGCAATCCGCGGCGATTAATGGTCACGTTTACCAACTGGTTACTACCCAAGCGATGACCTTTGCCGATGGTGTGCTGCAGTTGGAAGTACCTGCAGAAGCAGAGGAAGTTGGCAGCGGCTACAACTTGGCCCCGGGTTACTACGCCATCTTGCCGGTGCCCATTGCCGGCATCGTCCAGGTGGTCAACACCGATGGCTGGCTGATTGCACCAGGTGCAGATCCTGAGCCCGACGATCAGCTGCGTTTGCGCGTGCGCAACCAGTTTTCGGCGGTCAATCAATGGCACACCGACGCGGTGTACCGCGCCATGATCGCCGCCTTTCCAGGCGTGCGGCCGGACGGCGTTTACTTCCTGCACGGCGCACCTCGGGGCCCAGGCAGCGCCAATGCCTACGTGTTGTTTGAAGCTGACGTGCCGGCAGCGACGTACCTGGAGCAAATCAACGCCCACATCCGCGACCAGGGCAACCATGGCCATGGCGATGATTTGTTGGTGATGGTGATGCCCGAAACCCAGCACGCACTGCGTGTGTCGTTGTGGCCCCGGCCCGTCTTGACGAGCGAGCAGCGCACCAAGCTGCAGGCCGAGGTAGATCAGTTTATTCGTGCAGCCTTCCGTGAAAGTGGAACCGGTGACTACCAGCCGACCCTGACCTATCCGCAGGCACGCTTTTCTTTCAGCCGCCTGGGCGAAGAACTCCACCAGCAGTTCAACGGCATTGAATCGCTGCACTTCGACAATGACGACATCGTGTCTGAGCTGACCATTCCCCGCATCAGCAGCCTGCAGGTGGTGTTGCCATGATCAAGCTCGGTTTGCCGTTCTGGCTCGATGGCCCGCAGTTGGCGAAGTTGAAAGCCGCCGCACAGTCTTGGTGGGAAATAGTGGAGGGCTGGCTGCAGTGGCCACTGCTGCAGATGGACGCCGAAACCTGCCATCTGACCGTTCTTGATTTGCTGGCCTGGCAGCGGGATATCAGCCGCTTCAAGGACGAACCAGAAAGCCTGTACCGCTTGCGAGTCAAGTTCGCCTTTCTCAATGCAGTCGACGCCGGCAGCACGGCAGGGCTCAAGCGCATTCTGCAGCGCCTGGGCGTGGGCTACGTCGAGATTGACGAGCGTATGGCCGATCGGGACTGGGACGTGGTGCTGCTGCGCCTTTCCGATTCGCAGCTATCGCAGAACCCCGAACTGCTGCGCGTGCTGATTCAGCAATACGGCCGCACATGCCGGCGCTATGACTTCGTGACCATCACCCCCGTATCGCTGCGCATCGTCGCGGTGGACTTCAACGACGACCAGCAAACGCTGATCGCCAGCCTGTAGGAGCCCCAATGGGAGCCAGTATTACCCTTGCAGGTGAAAGCCTGATCGCCCATAAACTGGGCTCGAAAGAGCGCCTAGATGTCGTGCGCTTTGTGTTCGCCAATGTACCTGGCCTGGACCCGAACGCGCCGGTTGATCGTGGCGCCGCAAAGCCGCCGGCAGCGCAGATTGTGCATACCTACGCGATCCCGCCACAGAACATCGGTTTTGTGAACCCTAACCAGGTGGTCTACAGCTCGATGTTGGGCAGTGATATCGGGGACTTTGACTGGAACTGGATCGGCCTGGAGACCGCCGAAAACGTTTTGCTAGCGGTGGCCTATGTGCCGCTGCAGCAGAAGCGCAAGAACATTCCTCCGCTGCAACTGGGCAACAACGTTACCCGCAACATCCTGGTGGTGTTTGACGGAGCCCAGGCACTGACTGGCGTCACCATCGACGCCAGCACCTGGCAGCACGACTTCACCGTGCGGCTTAAAGGCATAGATGAACGTGAGCGCCTGAGCAATCGAGATGTATTTGGCCGTGCCTGTTTCTTTGGAGCCGCGTTCCAGGTTGAAAAGGTCGGCCAGGGATACCAGCTTGCACCAGGTCTGGCCTATATCGAGGGGGTACGCATCCAATTAAGCGCGCCGTTGCCCTTGGCCCTTCCTGCAATCCCGGTGCCCGTGTGGCTACATGTTGCGCTACGCCGCGAGTTAAACGATGTCGTGGCGACTTGGAGGGTGGTTTTTGATCCTAACCAGGTCGACTACGTGGACAGCGCCGGCACCCAGTATTTTTGTATTTCTTTGGCGTCTATCACCAGTACTGCAATCACAGACCACCGGACGGTTGAGCCGATCACAGGGCCGCTGATTCAATACCTGGCTGCGCGCAACGGTGACTATCAGAACTTGCGCGCCAGGGCGACCACCAAAGGCGATGTGGGGCTGAGTAATGTGCCCAATGCCATCAGCGACGATGACGACACCAATAGCAGCTCTATCCTGGCTACCACCAAGGCCGTGTATACGGCTCGTTGGACGCTGCAGAACGCCATCAACAAGTTGATAAACGGTGTAACGCCGGCCGGTAAGGCCAAACAGCTGGAGACTGCACGCCGGTTGTCGGTGAGCGGGGCGGCTACAGGTTCGGCAACCTTTGACGGCACTGCCGATGCCACCATCGCTATGACGTTGGCAGATACAGGGGTAGTGCCTGGAACCTATACGAAGGTGCTGATTAATGCCAAAGGTCTGGTCTACGGAAATGAACGCTTGGTGCGAGGTGATATCCCCGCCCTGGACTGGTCGATCATCACCACCGGAAAGCCCACAACGCTGGACGGGTACGGCATCACTAACGCGCTGCCACTGGGGACCACAGATAAGCGCCCACAACTGTATGCGCCGGTGCCAGGGCGTACTTACACAAGCGGGGCGTTAGAGATTCGAGAAGCACAATTGGTGTATGACGCTCAACGCGGGTTTGATTACGCGCCGCGTATGATTTTTCACTGGGCAACTGTGGTGGCCGGTGATTTGGCAATGGCTGCTAGTGGCCAGCTTTGTTGGAATGGTAGCGCCATTTGGCATAGCGGCAGCTTTGATCCAAACACCAAAGCGGACAAAGCCACAACCTTGGCCGGTTATGGCATCAAGGATGCTATTCAAATCGGCAAGTACGGTCTGGCTTCGAACGTAGCTACCGAGGCGGCGATTGACACCATCGGTCTACCAGGTGGTTTCTATTACTTTGGTGAAGGAGCCACCAGTTTTTCCCAGTACGCGGGGTTGGTAAATATTCCCTACGGCAGTGGCGAATACGCTGGGCAGATAGGGTTTGTACAGGGACGGGCAGAGCCTCGTGTGTTGATCCGTTCTGTGACAAACACTGAAAAGGGCTGGACGCCAACACGCGAGGTTTGGCACACAGGCAACCTGAACCCCAGCACTATCGTGCCTGCCGGTGCCATTGTAGCGTTCGCTATGGACGTCCCTCCTACCGGTTATCTCAAGGCTAACGGTGCCTTAGTTTCCAGGGCCATCTACGCGGATTTATTCGCCCAGATCAGCACCTATTATGGCGCCGGCGACGGCGTCTCTACCTTTGCCCTGCCTGATCTAAGGGCGGTATTTGTCCGTGGCGCGGATGACTCCCGAGGTGTTGACCCGGGCCGCAATTTTGGCTCGCTGCAGAGCAGCCAAAACGCTTCGCACAGCCATACCGCCACCAGTGATGTGCAGGGCGAGCACTCCCACGGAATCTGGCCGATCGCGCTCAATATCGCCACAGGTCAAGGTGCCGGACACTACTCGGTAGGCGCTAATTTGTCGGCAAACAGCACAGCTGCAGGCGCCCACAGCCACAACATCACAGTAAACGCGTCCGGCGGCAATGAGTCGCGGCCTATCAACGTCGCGATGATGTATTGCATCAAGTATTGAGGTTCAACATGAAAACCAAAATGGTCTACCAAACCAACCAACTGGGCCTTTATGTCGGCCAGGCCGAGGCCGAAGAATCGCCTCTGGAGCCTGGTGTGTTTCTGATCCCCGGCGGTTGTGTCGAGACGGCGCCACCGAAGATCCCGGCAAACAAAGCAGCCTGCTGGAGTAACGGAAAATGGAGCCTTGTTGATTATTTTGACGGGCTCATCGTCTACAGTATCACTACCGGTGAACCGCAGACGATCACCGGCCTGGGGCCAATTCCCAGCGGCTACACCGTGAAAAAGCCAGGGCCTGACCAGGTGTGGAAGGATGGCGAATGGGTAGACGATATCGGCGCAATACTGGCCGCGTTGTATGAACAAAAGCTGCAGGAGATCAACACCGGCTGTAATCGTCATATCGAGAGCGGGTTTATCTCCAGTGCATTGGGCGAGCCATACCGTTACAGCAGCCAGATGGATGACCAAATCAATCTGACGGGTATGGTCTTAAGCGGCCTGGATGCTAGCTACGCTTGTTTCGATGCCAACCAGGTGAAAGGTTTTCTCCCGCATACAGCGGCCCAGTTGCACCGGGTGAGCCAGGACCTGGTCCGCTTCAAACAAGCGGCGCTGCAGCACGCCGACAATCTCAAGCAAGACTTGGCCATCGCGCTTAAAGATAAAAAGCTCAAGGTCATGAAGGCCATTAAATGGGCGCCGCCGGCATGACCTGGAACCCGGTCACAATGCGCTGGCCAGACCAGGCCACCCAATGGATGGGCCAGCTGTCAGCGGCCAAGGATCTGGCCAGCACTGAACAAGCCAGTACCGCCAAGCGCTTGGCGGACCTGGACGGCAAGACCAGCAGCAACCCGGGGCCGGTGGGCGCCGCCGCTCAAGGCGCGATCGTTGCCGGCCGTGGGGCATTGGCTGATCAGATGGGCGAGGCCCCGGCGTGCCTGGTGGTGACGCCGTTTCAAAGTGGTATCGGCCAGGGTCGTGGCTATCAGCGCTTCCTGTCTGCGCCGAACCTGCTGCAGCAACTGGCTGGCAAGCTGGTGGACGTGAGCGACACCGGCCGACCGGATGGCCCCCAGTTCGCGCTGTGCCTGATGTTCCTGGCCACGCGCTTTGATCAGTTGGCCGAGAGCCTAGCGCGCTTCAATGCGCTGTTGCCCATACCTGACCTGGTGCGGGCCGAGCGCCGCGCACGGCACCTGTCGAAGCTGGAGACGGAAAAGTGGGAGATCCCCGCCGCCGGCACTCTGCCGCGTTGGCAGGCGTTGCCCCTGCAGCGCTGCACCGTGGTCAAGGCCGCGCAGCAATCCATGTCTGGCCAGCTCGCGGTCCTGGAGAGCTACGCGGCCGACAACTCACCCATGGCCGACCTTGTCGCGTTGGCCAACCGCAAGGCGGCTCAACAGCAGGGCCGGGATCAGCAACTGGCCGACCTGAAAGCCTCACTCGCCGGCGGCAACCCTGACAGCAGTATGCGTGCACGCCTCATCGGCCCAGGCAACGCCGCCGAGTTGCGCCAGGCGCTGCTGGCCGGTGACGCCCCGGGGCATGAATGGGTGCTGTGTGCCGGCGCGCTCCTGGTGGGATCGGAAAAAGGTTTGAGCTTTGTTCGTGAGTTGGTGGGCCTATGACGCTGCTACTGGATGGGCAAGAGGTACGCGGGAAGAACCTCAAGGTCACCGGCAATCTGCGCATTGAGAGCGACGATTTGTCAGGCCAGACCAGCAACACCGACAAGGGGCACAAGGGCTTCAAGCCCAAGACCCTGACCGTCAGCCTCATGATTCCCTTCGTTGACCAGGTGCAACTGCGCGACCTGATGCGCCTGGTGGAAGCGACCGAAGGCGGTGGCCAGCTCAAGACCTACCGCATCGTCAACGACACCGCCGCCGCGTTCGGTATGCGCCAGGTGACGTTCACCGAAGGCGTGAGCGCCCGAGAAGACGACAACCTGCGCGGCTGGCTGATCCAGTTCACCCTGACTGAAAAGCTGTCGAACCCTGAGAAAGTCGAAGGCCGGCGATCGGGTAACGCCGTCACCGCGCAGTCCGGCCCGGGCGGGGCAGTGAGTGGCAGCGGCGGCACCGGTGGCGATACCAACAGCGGGCCGGAGGAACTGACCGGCTTTGAAGCCACGCTGAAAAAGGTGGACGGCTGGCTGGGCGGGGCTAACACATGAAGCTGCACAAGGAGTTGGCCATCAACGGCGTGCCCTACGTCCTGGTCAAAAACGAAGTCCGGCTGGACGCGAAAAGCCCCGGCCGGGCGACGTTCACTATTCAAGCCTCGGCGCCGGTCAAGGGTCTGGTAACGCTCGATATCGGCTACAACGGCAATACGCTGCAGCGACACTTCATTGGCTACGTTGAACGCTCCACCACGGCCAGCAGCACCCAGCAGGTGCTGTTCTGCCGCGAGTTGGCCGCGATCCTGGCCAACCCGTTGCCGCTGAACCTGCGTCACGTCGATCTGCGCGCCGTCCTGGTCGAGATCAGCCAGCACACCGGATTGCGCTTTCGCGTCCCGGATCGGCCCTACGCCGGCGTTAAGGCGCCGTTCTTCTACAGCCTGGCCGCTGGTTACCAAGCCATGGACAGCCTGGCCCGGGTTTTCAATATCCCCAACTTCATCTGGCAGCAGCAGGGCGACGGGGAAGTGTTCGTGGGCAGTTGGGCCGACAGCTTCTTTGGCGTTCGTTCGCCGCTACAGCTGCCGGTGGAACTGTTCGACGACTACCAGGGCAACCAAAGCGCGATGATTGCAGCCCTTCCCGGGTTGCGACCAGGTGCAACAATCAACCACGGCGAGCGCATCACCAGTGTGGCGCTCATCGACAACCAGATGGCCATCCGATGGACGACGCAATCCGCCGCAGCGTAGAACGACAATTTCCCGAACTCACCGGTGGTTACCACCTGCCACGCTTTGCCCGCGTTGTCGCCGTGGCCGACGCCCCGGCCGGCGCTGGCATCTGTGACGACTTCCGGCCACGCTATGCGGTCGACATCGAGGTCATGGGACCGGACGGAGAGCCAGACACCAAGCTGCCGATCCTGGCGGGCGTGCCGTTACCGCTGCCCACCGGTGGCGAGGAAATGGGCATCTATGCCTTTCCAGAGGAAGGCACCCAGGTTGTGGTGTGCTTCGCCTATGGCCTGCCCCACAAGCCCTATATCCAAACCATCCTGCCTCACGGGCTGAGTATGCCCAGCGTGCCGAAGGGGGATCAGGTGTGGCAGCACAGCGAGGCGTGCCAGCAGCGTGTGGACGCCGATGGCAACTGGCTGCGCCAGACTGACGGCAAGATCCACGACAAGGCGATCGAGCGCGAAGTGGACGCCATGGGTAACACTGAGCGTTTCCAGAATCACACCAGGACGGTGGATGACCATTCAACTGAGTCAGTGGGAGGTATCAAGACGATCGAGGCCCTGGGTGCGCTCAAGCTGCTATCGGGCGGGTCCGCTAGCCTGGCGGCTGTGGACGATCTGCACCAGGCTACTGGGCGGGACTTGAACCTGGTGGTGGGGCAGAAGCACAACGCCACAGTGGGCGGTGACATGCAGGAAAGAATCGAGGGGCTACGAAAGAGCGTGGCAGCGGTCAGCCAGCGACTCGTCGCTCCCAAGACATGGGTAGGGTCCGAGGGTGTCAACGCGCTGCAGGTGCTATGCGATTTGCTCGACCTGGTGCAGCAGATGAATACCCAGCTGGCTAGTCACACCCATGGGCCGACGCCGGTACCGGGAAACGCAGCGGCATTCACGGCCAACGCTGGTACCGCTACTTTATTGGTCACCAAATTAAAACCAATAACCCTTTAA